GATGTTTACAAGTTTAAGTTAAAGGCTGGAGATGTTCAGATGATTATGAAGGCGGCCGCCATTACTGGTGCACCTACTATCTCGGTGACTAATAAGAATCAAAACGTAATGCTATCTGTATGTGATCGAAAGAACGATACAGCTTCTAATTTTAAGAAGCCTCTAGGTACAGCGTTCGATAATTTTGATGTCTTTATTGCGGTTGAAAATCTTAAAGTTATCCCCGATGCTTATGAAGTATCGGTAGCAAAGACCCCTAACGGTAAGGCAAAGTTCTTGCATTTTAGACATGAGAGTAAACCATTACAGTATTGGATTGCGTGTGAGCCAGGTTCAGTGATATGAGCGAACAGGTTTATGATCTTGATCCTATGGGATTAAAACTGCAAAATTTTGAATATATTTTTACAAGGCTTGGATTTCCTGAAAGAGTAGTAGAAGTAGGTTGTTATGCAGGTAAAACTACTAGTTACATAGTTAGCAGAGTAGCACCTCAAGTACCTACTCTGCAATTTATTGCCATTGATCCATATGATACTAGTTTAGATGTTAAGGAAGATCTTAACATGGTCCATGAGGTGTTTACGCGTAACCTTAGCGGTTTTGAATACCGGGATAGTATTAAACTTTATAGAGATACATCTACTATTGCTTTAATCAGGTTGTATAATGAAGGTTTTAAACCTCAGTTAATTTATATTGACGGTGATCATACTGCCTCTACAGTTCTCAGTGATTTGGTTCTAAGTTTTGAAATACTTGAACGAGGTGGTGTTATAGTTTGTGATGATAGTACTGATTGGAAATTTAAAGATAAAAATGGAGTTACAGATCCTCAGATGAGCCCCAGGATGGCTGTAGAAACATTTATAATGTGTAACTGGTCAAAATTAAACATTATTACATTACCATACAGCACACAAACTGCGTTTATTAAATTGTGAAGATAGGAATATATTATGAGCGAGCACTATATTTGGGTGGAGAAGTATCGACCTAAGACTATTGATGAGTGTATTTTACCGAAGGATCAGAAGGACTATTTTAAAAATTTAGTTGCTAATGGTGAGATACAGAATATGCTTTTGTGTGGTACAGCAGGGACTGGTAAGACTACTGTTGCCAGGGCGTTATGTGAAGAATTAAAATCTGACTATATTATTATTAACGGATCAGAAGAGTCTGGTATTGATGTACTTCGTACTAAGATTAAATCTTTTGCCTCTACAGTATCGTTTACTGGTAACACAAAAGTTGTTATCCTTGATGAGGCTGATTATTTAAATCCTAACTCTACTCAACCTGCGTTGCGTGGATTTATTGAAGAGTTTGCAAATAACTGTCGCTTTATCTTTACCTGTAATTTTAAAAATCGTATTATTCAGCCCCTGCACTCTAGGTGCGCTGTAATTGAATTTAAAATACCTAATAAAGAGAAGCCTACTATAGCAGGTGCATTCTTTAGACGGGTTACAGATATATTGTCTTTCGAGAACATACAAGCTGATAGTAAAGTAGTGGCTAAGGTTGTTGAGAAGCACTTCCCTGACTTTAGACGAACCCTGAATGAACTTCAACGATATTCTCAGTCCGGTCGAATTGACGAGGGTATTTTAACTAATCTTTCTGATGTAAATATGAATGATTTAGTTAAGGCTCTTAAAGATAAGGATTGGAAGAAAATGAGGTCCTGGGTTGTCCATAATATGGATAGTGATCCTATTTCTTTATTTCGAAAAGTATACGATACCCTTTTACCTCTTACCAATCAGGTACCTCAATTAGTTCTTACTTTAGCAGACTACCAATATAAATCTGCTTTCGTATCTGATCAGGAAATAAATCTTGTAGCATGTTTAACTGAAATAATGGCATCAGTGGAGTTAAAATGAACTTAATAAGTAAATATTTCTCAGAAGATCAAATGATTACCTCTTGGGTTTTTAAGAATGATATTGAGTATGTTGTTGAGATACTTAATAGTATTAATCATACGGATAAAAAATTCTATTTTGATAGTCTTCAAGAGGCTGAAGATTTTGCCGGTGAAGCAGTATTATGATTTATAATTTTTTTAAGCCAACATTGGAGTGGATCGGCGATGATTACAAAAGTGATAGAGTACGTTTTTGTCTTGAGGTCATTGCTTGGGCTATTTCTATTGGTTGTTCTATCACTATGGCACTCACCGTTCCAACACCTCCTCTCCTCACACTTTACCCAATCTGGATTGCAGGTTGTGCTATATACGCTTGGTGTGCTTATAGTCGGCGTTCCTTTGGTATGCTCGCTAATTATATCTTACTTACCACAATCGACACCATTGGATTGATGAGAATGTTATGGACATAAATAATGTCTTTGGTCAACCAGAAGTAATACAAAAAGAGGAAACTTACAAAGCACCTGCTATATCACCTTTTGACTTTATAAATGCCATTAACTTCGATAAAAAGGACTTAATTGTTGACGATTGGTCTGAGAAGCAATATATACCATATATTGTAAATCGTGGGCTTTCTTTTGGGGCTGATACTGTTATACCAGCAAATGAGATGAATTCTCGCCCACATCTTGACAGAAAGCTTCAATTTGATTTTCTTATAAATACAGTTAGACCCAGAAAACGTTACAATAAATGGGTCAAGGCCGATAAAGTTGAAGCGATAGAAGTGGTTAAAACCTATTATGGATATAGCATAGAAAAGGCACGACAAGCACTATCAATTCTCACCTCGGAACAATTAGATCATCTAAAACAAAAATTAGAAAAAGGTGGATTATAATGTCCAATGTGCATTTTAGAATTGACTTCCCGGGGTACGAACCCGTAGAGGTTACTCTGGTTGAGCCAGACGATTTTTTGAAGGTTAGGGAGACCCTGACCCGTATTGGTGTTGCTTCTCGTAAAGATCAAATTCTCTATCAATCTTGCCATATTCTTCATAAGCAAGGTAGGTATTATATTGTACATTTTAAAGAATTGTTTGCACTAGATGGTAAACAAACTGATATTACAGACAATGATTTAGAACGTAGAAATACTATTGCCAAATTACTATCTGATTGGGGTCTTATAAAAATACTAGACTCTAATATTATAACTAATCAAGCCCCTCTGTCTCAAATTAAAGTCATCGCTTATAAAGACAAGGATGAATGGGACTTGCAAGCTAAATATAATATTGGTAAAAAAAGATCTGATTATCAAGATTAATCTTATAAATAATATTAACACGGCGGGTGCCCAAGCGGACCCGTTCTTCGATCCCACCTTAGGGCTGTTTGATGCTACGGTATAAGGCGTCCGGGCAATTGCACTGTCACCCGTTAGTTGACCCTGTATTAAGTAAGCAGGGCTAACGCTATGCCTTCGGGGTAGCACATTTATACTCGCTTAATAGGAGAACTATATGTTTTACGCAAACATGGCTATTGATTCCATTCAAGACGCCAAAATTACCTTCCTCAAACAAACCGTGCAGGAAGAATCCCTTAAAAAACCTTTAGTTGATTTTGTCGAGGCACAACGTGTCTTTACAAAGCAAATTGCTAAGTCTGCTAGTGATGTAATAACACTAACAACTCAGACATTTGCGAATGCAATTACAGGTACTACAAAAAAGGGAGCTTAATATGACATTAGGAAGCATCGCTTTTGGTCCTGCATATAAGGACATGGATAAATTTTTTGTTGGTTTTGATGACCAGTTCTCACGTATTGCTAAAATACATGATGACATGACAAAAAATATTCCTAACTATCCCCCTTACAACATTAAAAAGACGGGTGACAATACTTACGTTGTTGAAGTAGCTGTTGCTGGTTTTTCTAGACAAGACATTGAAATCGAACTCAATGACGGTAAGATGTTGATTAAGGGTAATGTTCAATCGAACGAAGCAGAAGAAAACTTCTTGTTCAAAGGTATTGCAAATCGCGCGTTCACTCGCTCATTTGCACTCGATGACCAAATCGAAGTACGGACTGCCGAGATGTTTAATGGTATGCTTAAAGTATTTTTAGAGCGTATTATTCCTGAGCATAAAAAGCCAAAGAGGATCGAAGTTAAAGATACTTCTGAAGATAAACCTAAAAAAGCTAAACCGCAACTACTTACAGAAGACCCACAAGGTCGCGACCTGTAATATTAAGCCCCTTCGGGGGCTTTTTAAATTGTTCACAAGACAAGGAAGAATTATGAAAAAGATATTTTACCATTTCTTAGACATCTTAGAAGAAGTAAAATTAGAGATTACTAAATATAGGAACTCTAAGAACATTCAAGGGCGATGAAACTTGTAACACTCGGTACTATACGTAAAGGCGATTGGTTAATAAAAGCCAGTTGCTTTGACGAACAGATATTGATTTTTATCTATAACGAGTGTATAATGTTAACTAAGATTGCAGTATTTTACTGCGAAGAG